ATAAAGTACTTTTCCAGAACCTCTGTAAATACCATGTGTGATGGTGTAGTTTGTATTAGCAAAGTTACCATCAAAATTTACTGTGTATTGTCCAGCCCCATGATCGCTTATTGATGAGACACCAAGATCATTTCTTATGCTGTTATTAGTACCGTCAAAGTTAACAAATTTCTTCGCTGCTCCTGTAACAGTAGGAATTGATGAAGCAGTTATATAGCCAGCACCATTTGTTAGCTGGTTATTATTGGTAACATTAGTAGCTCCAGCAGCTATGCCGTCTAATTTTGAACCATCAGAAGCTATATCTCTGCCATCTAAAGTTCCAGATAGTGTTACGTTTCCATTTCCTTGAACACGAAATGCCTCACTTCCACCTCCAACAACTCTTAAACCGTAACTAGCAGAAGAGCCAACACGAATATCAACTCCATATTCTGTTGCACTACTATTATTCTTATCAACTATTATTCCCCAATCACTATTACTAGTTGCTGTGACGTGCAAAGTAGCGTCATTAGTTCCATTTCCTGCTCCACCGTTTATATTTACTTGTCCAGTTACATCAGCACCATTACTTGTAGTTTCTAATTTTTTACTGTTATCGTAATATAGCTCTACTGCTCCGTTTTGAAGTGCGTGTATAGCGTTATCAGAACCACCAGATGTAGCATTTGTACCTAAAAGCCAACTTGTTCTTGCTCTTTGGATAAGTGCACCTGTTACTAAAGATGCAATGTAGCTATCCGTTCCATCGTGATAAATTTGTAGATCTTGAGAATCACCAAAATGTAAAATTCCAGTTGAATTGCTTACATCAGCATCATCCAAATAGGCTGATCCTTGAATATGTATGTTTTGATTAGCTCTAATTCCATGACTATAAGTTTCAAGCTTTTGAGCATTATCAAAATATAACTGTACTGCTCCATCATCTTTTAACTGCATCAAGTTTTCAGACCCATGCTGAAAAATTAAATCGCCAACAGCATTTTTAATATAGCTGTTGCTTCCGTCGTGATAAAGTTGTAGATCTGAACCAGCACCAAGATTAATTTTATAATTATCAGCATCGGTCATATCTAAATCACCGATTATATTGATAGCATCACTACGAGTATGTAATTTTCTAGTGCCATCGTGATACAACTCTACTGCTCCGTCAGTAATAGCTCGAAGCATATTCTCAGTACCATGTCTTAAATTAATTGCTTGGTTAGAATTACATAGTATGTTTAAATTTCCTGTTGAATTAGTTATTGCAAAGTCAGCACCAGAATGCTCTAGCGTGCAATCATCACCCGAACCAAAATTAGCACTTACTCCATCATCAAACTTTAATTTACTTGCCGAGGAATCAAATTGTATATCTTCACCTGCATTATCAGGGTTATCAAGCCATAAATCTCCTATGATTTTTGTTCCCAAATTGGTTGTTTCAAGTTTTTTATTGCCATCGTAAAACAGTTCTACAGTGCCATTTGGAACGATATTAATAGCATTTTCTCCATTAGATGTTGCCTGTATTTTTAAAGTTCCACTATCATTTGTATTTCTAATTCTACTTATATCGGATGAGTGATAAATTTGTAGGTCATCACTTGATCCAAATTTAGCAATTTTGCTATCAGCTAATTTTAAAGATTCTAAATTATATAAAGCTCTACCACTGTTTAATACATTTGTGCCACCAATTTGAAGATTACCACTAGAAATATCTAAGTTACCTGTTACATCTAGCCCTGCACCAACGTCTAAGTTGCCAGTTATGTCAACGTGTCCATCTGTATTTACTATAAATCTGTCAGCATTATTTGTTGAGTCGTGAAGTCTTAAAACTCCATTGTTGTTGTAAAGTAGATAGTCTGGATTTTGACCATCATCTATAAAACTTACACCTGGTTGACTTCCTGTTATTGTTATATTGCCACTACCTAAAGTTCCAGTTGTAACTACATTTTGCGATCCAAAGTCAGGATCAATCTTTGATCCAGCTATAGCTGCATCTGAAGCTACATTATTATTTGATATTTGAAAAGCTGTTCCAGCAGCAATATGACCTGTTACTAATTGTCCAGCAGCTATGTTGCTTTGTGTAACTGCAATTCCATTTGGTAATGTTCCACTATTTAACTTAGATAAATCTATCGCTGCACTTGCATTAATATCAGCATTTACAATAGCTCCATCTTGTATGTGTTCAGTTCTAACAGCACCATCAGCAATATTTTCCTGACCTATAATATCAACACCTAAATGAACATGATCTATAGAGCCGTTAGCAATTTGGTCTGAATCTACCGCATCATCAGCAATTTTTGCATTAGTAACTGCATCATCTGCAATAGAAGCCGTTCCTATAGTGCCAAAACTTAAAACACCACTACCATCTGTTTTTAAAACTTCGTTAGCAGAACCATCTTCGGGAAGTGTATAAGTAACTGTGCTACTTAAAGAATTTGGCCCTTTAAAACTTATGTGGTTAATATTTGTGTTGTCTGTATCAAATTTAATTATATCGTTTTGGCCTAATATAATACCACCAAAAGCAAAAATTGTATCTGAAAAACTACCAGAGGTACAACCAATACTTCCTGTAGCTGTAATACCTCCTGTTACATCAATACCCGAAGAATCTACAGTTAATCTATTTGCTTGAGCAGTATTATCTCTTATAACAAAAGCACCGAGATCAACTTTTAATTGGTAATCAGGATTATTATTTGAGTCACTAAAAAGAATACTTGGTGCGTTTGCCGTTATTACTTGATTACCCGAAGCAAAAGTTCCAGTTGTTATTATATTTTGCGATCCAAAATTAGGCGAAATCTTTGTTCCAGCTATCGCTGCATCAGAAGCTACTTTTGCGTTATTAATAGCTCCATTAGCTATTGTTATTACTGCCGAGTTATTTATTGTTGCGTCACCATTCAAAGCTTGTAATGAACCATCACCATTTGCATCCCCAACAATGATATGGCCGCTATTTACTGACAGTTTGTTTACAGGTAAATCGTTTTGAATTTTTGCAGCAGTTACAGCCCCAGCGTCAATCGTAAAAGTATCACCACCGTTGCTGACTGTAATATCTCCCTTATCCCCGTCACTAATTCCACCTCCACCTGATATTTCAGCTACCGATCCGTTATCTTTTTTTGTAAAAATTTTACCAGAATCAGTCCGTATCGCTAATTCACCAACAACTAAATCACTAGCACTTGGATCGCTACCACTTCCTCTTTTAAGTTTAATTGTGTTAGACATTTACTTACCTCCCTATGGTTTGATTTTAGTAAGTACCTCCGTCTATGTCGAACCCAGAAGTAGAACCATCTTCTAAAAATGTAACCAAGTCAGATAATGCTACTTGCACCATCGTTCCTGCATCATTTATCACCATGCGATCAGCAGTGGCAAGTGTTGTTGAAGTAGCTGAAGTATCACCATCCAAGATATTCAATTCAGCCGTACTTATTGTCGCTCCATCGAGGATTGCCACTTCAGAATTTGTTAAATCTGCTAAAGCATCAGCAGTATTTTGAGCCATAGTCGCAAGCTCTGTTAATTTATCGCTATGTGGCTCGACATCCGTTCCAATGACTAAACCTAAGTTTGATCTTGCATTACTAGCTGAAGTAGCCCCCGTTCCACCATCGCCTATTGCTAAAGTTCCTGTTATAGAACTAGCAGCAAGATCAACAGCAATTTCAGTAGATTCAATAACAAGTCCACCATTAGCCTTAAGATCAATAGAAAGCGTATTGCCTGACTTATCTAAACCATCTCCAGGTGTTATTTGACCAGCACCAGAGAACTGAGCAAAGGTAAGATTATTTGTTCCTGTGACTGCTGAACCTTTGTTGCTAGTACAGACAAAGCCATTATCCGCATTAACAGTTCCCTGTTCTACGAAAGTGAACATTCCTGCTGCATCTGAACCAGCAGCTAAATCATCTGCTCTGGCTGGTGACGATCCAACGATATAGATACCGTTTTGAGATGCAGTAGATTGATCTTTAACAAGAACTCGATCATTAGTTGCAAGAGTAACACCGTCTAATGTGTCTCCATTGTTAAGAGCAGTAGATATTGTGATATTTCCAGTTGTTGCTGCTTTGCAAGAGTCTTTTACATCTAATCCTTGGCTAGTCGCTTCAACAAAACCTTTAGTTGCTGCATCTTGGGTATTAACAGGATCAGAAAGGTTTGTAATCGTCTGACTATTTAGTGAAACTGAACCAGTTGGTGCAGCCATTTGATCTAATCTATTTGTTCTAACACCTGTATCAAAATCACTTATTTTAGTATGTGCTAAAGAAGGAATATCGTCTGAAACTAATGCTCTAAATGTAGGTGCAGCAGCACTTCCAGAAGTCGGTCCAGCTAAACTTGTATTTGCACTAACTGTTGTATCTTTATCAAAAAACTTACCCTCTCCACCTATAGGTTCAATAGTTGTTGCTGATCCACCAGCACCGCCAGTTCCAATACCTATAAATAATGTTTTACTACCTTCAGCAAAAGCTAACTCAGCATTTGCAAGACTTGTAGGTGCTGATGATCCTGTAGATCTTTTTATTCGTACTGTGTTAGCCATTGTTAAAAGTTGCCCCCATCGACAAGTGTAAGTTTAGTAGTTGTTGCATCTGCTTTAAATTTAGCAGAAGTTGCGTCATAGTAAACAACAGAGCCATCGACTTTGGCTGTTTCGTCTAAGTCTAAGCCCTTTGCTCCAGCAGGACCACGAGTTGCTACTGTTACAACAGTGCTATCACCCTCATTTACTGTAACAGTATTTTTGGTGGTGGTAATGTTTACTGAAGTCATGCAGTGTAGCCCTCACTCATAAAGATGTCTCCCTCTAAATAATACTCTTTTAAACCATTAGAATCGGTAAGTAATACATCATATTTCAGTAAATTTGGACTAAATGTAGCTGTTTGTGTGTCTGTAAGTGCTAAATCAACTGTTCCACTGGTTCTATTTGTATAAGTTACGGCAAAATCAGCATATTTTGTGGTTCGTGTTTCTTCCCAAACTTGAGCTTCAACAGTAAAACCTACTAAAGAAATAGCTGCATTATTTGAATCTTTAAAAACAAGTTGAATATTATGATCCGACCTTCTTTGGATCGTCATATTGTATGTTCCAGGAGCAATAGCCATCAGAAAGCAACACCTGTGGCTTGTACTGGTGTATTAATTAAATCAATCTCTGCTTTTAGTCCAGTTTCAAGAGCAGTAACAGCATCCGTTCCAAGTGCATCTTTAACCCAAGTTATCATGGTTGCCTGGTCTGGAGTTTTTGCAGAAGTGTCATAAGCAATAAATTCAGAAGGTAATGACTCAGGTTTGACGAAGGTTATTTCGCCTGTACGTCTTGCCTTTTCTTCTGTACCGTCCATACCCTTTACTCGATAGACAACATTTGTAAAATAACCATCGGCAACATCTCTTTTACAAGCTGTTCCGTTAATTTCCCATGTGTAAGTAATTGCCATTAGCCGTAAGGTGTTTCACCAAGTATATCAGTTTTCCACTGAGCTTTCAGTTCATCTGATGTTGTTGCAGCATCTATTTCTGAGTTAGCAGGAGCATCTCTTAGTGCTTGTTTTTTTGCTGCTACTTCTGCTTGTTTACTTGTATCACCTGTTTCTACTGCTCTCTGAAATTCAATATCAAGCTCAACAAACTTTTCTCCTCTAGAAAATCTTATATTCTGTCTATGAATATTTTTGGCTTTCGCCATATCAATGCCAAATCCCATAATTATTAAGGTGTGTAAGTCCAAGCGTCACGAAAACTTCGATCCGTTGGAACGTCTGTTTTATCAATTATAAAGGAAGTTAGCCCATCAGGAACATCTTTAGCTTGTATTTCTTCAACAGTTAACGAGGTGTTATCGGAAGGGCATAAAATTGATACACTTCCATCGCTTTCAAGATATACAATTCTCTTATCAGAATTTGGCATGACTTTTTTCTTTTAGTATATCTTATTTATTATTGATCGCCATGAATAGCTACAAAAGCATGCGTTACATCAACAACACTTAAACCTACGTTTGAGCCATTATTAGTTCCCGAAACCATAAATCTATAACTACCCACATTTATTTGATTATAGGTATCAATATGACAAAGGACTCTTCCTCCTGTTGATCCGTTTCTATGAACAAATCCAGTTGGGCAATAGTCGGTACTAGAAAAATTTGTATCAAAATTTAATTGGTAAATACCTACCCCATGATCTCCAACGCTTGTAACACCAAAATCATCTCTTATTGTTGTATTAGTACCATTGAAATTTACCCATATTTTTGCACGACCTTCGTAGATCTGGTCAGCAGTTGATTCATTTGCCCCACCAGCATTTTTAATATTATTAATATTTTGGTTAGTAGCATTTAAAGTAGTTACTGTTAATTCAGTTAATCCAGTAATACTGGTCGCAGCAGCCCCTAAGTTTATAGAAGTGCTTCCGATAGTAACAGAACCTCCACTAAGTTGACTTGTTGGAATTGTTGAAGAACTTGTTAATACCGTTCCAGATTCATTTGGTAACGTAATCGTTCTATTAGAAGTGACAGTTCCAGTAGATTGCAATGCTACATAATGAGTAGAGTCAGAATCAAAAAATCTTGCTGGTCTTGCCCCTATAAAATCAATTCCACTATTTGAAAATTTAAACGAAAGATTACCAGAACCACCGAAGCCAATTATGTTTGCAGCGTCTTGATAAAAGCCAGTACCGCTAGATCCAAAATGCAATGATGGTGCGTTAGCTGCTCCTGTAGCACATTGTAGAACACCTGTCATTGTGCCTCCAGTCGCAGGAAGTAAACCCAAATTTGCCTGGTCAATATTTCCAATATCAGTGAAAGAAGTATTATTACTGTTCCTAATTTTTAAAACTTTTGAGGTTGTATTTAAAAACGGCATACCAGCTACACATTGGCTGGAAACTAAATCAGTAGATTTTGAATTACTTGATTGAATTGCACTAAAGACATTGTTAAGATCAATTCTTACATTCGCTCCTGAGTTATTTTCTATTGTGTAATTTGCAACGTCAGCCATAGTTAAATACTATTTTTACTAAGTTTACCCTCCTTTACCAAAACCAACAGCAGTAAAAGTAAAGTTCCTATCAATACTAGCATTACTTGAATTTTTAAAATGCACTGTAAAGCCAGTTCCAGAGATATTACTTAACTCGAAAAAATCACCTGTTGCCATATTTTGAGGTGAAATATTTACAACAGGCAGAAAATTATTTAAATTGCCCAATGCAGACGTTCCAACAAAGAAAGCATTTGCAAAAGTGACATTTTTAGCTGCCGCCGTTGATGCTATTACAGCACTTTGTTCTGTCCTAGATTTTAATGTTGCTGTATATCCTAATTGTTGTAAGTTTACGTTTTGTGCAGTATCAGCAGTTTCAAGTATTGCTCTAAATTGAAAACCTCTACCTTTAAAAATACCATTCGCAACATCATTAAAATCTGAGTAAGAACTCATATCAGTAGAAGTTCTTACAGCTAATTTTGCATTAGCGTCATTTGCCACGCCACCGTCAAAATCCGTCCAAGTATCTATAAGATCTGTTCTGTTATCAAAAAGATCTCCTGTGTAAAATCCAACTCCTTGAAAATGTCTTGTTATTGATAAAGAAAAAACTGCACCTAAATCTAAAGTTTCTACAAAATCGTAAGTACCAGTTGCATTAGATACTGGATTAGTAAGTATTAAACCACCTTTAGTACTACTAAATTGAACATTAGATTTTGCACCATTAAAGGGAGTTGAGTCGGTATCTTCTCTATCTGTTTTTACTGTTATTTCGTCTGTAATTTGAACTGTTGATAAGCTTACTTTTGCTTCTGTCTGACTAAATCTTCCACCATCATCTTGAAATTTAACAAGATATGTTCCTTCTAAAGCTGGACATATTGCTTCTGTTGCATTACCAGCAACAGCTTCAATAACATCTTGTGCTGCTTGGAAAGAAGCTGAATTTAAAGCTAAATTAGAATGTCTCACATACACCCGACCTCCATGTAAAACATCTACAGCAGTTGATTGACTAAATCTTAATCTTACAAATTGTTCATTAACAGGCTCAATAGTTAAATTCTGTACGTTATCAGGTAAAGCTGTTTTACCAATAGCAGTAAATGTTTTTTCAGTTGGATTAGTAGACAATTCTAAAGTAGCATTATAAGAAAATACTTGAAATGTATAGAGTCCTATAGGAGTGTCTAATAATTCAAAATCCGAGCTAAAAACTACTTGAGATACATAATTACCATCTTCAAATTTATAATTAACTAAATACTGAGTAACCCCTTGTACTGGTTGCCAATCAACAATAAGTTTACTTCTAGCAATATTATTTATAACTATTGTTGTTTCTGTAATAGTTAAGTTACTTGGAGGAGGTGCTGGCTGGTTTAATAAAGATATTGTTCTAGTAGGAAGTACCGTTCCATCTTCAATAAAGGCATATTTACCTGGAACATGACTTAAAGCTGTTATTGCGTAGTTAATACCATCTTGTTCTTCTACTTGAATTACCCTAAACAACTGAGTCTGAAGAGTTGTACTTGAGATGACATAAGGTGCATTTACATTTGGAGTAGTTGACAAGGCTGAATCTAACGTACAAACTCCTGACGATTCTGCTGTTATAGTTTTTGTCTCTACGCTACCATCAGGCATGATAATTGATATGGTCGGTTGAATAGTTAACCCAGGGCCAGAATTTAGGTTTCCATCGCTATCACGAGTAGTTAAAGCAGTTTGAGACTCAGCATCAATGGTTACGCTAGTTGTTGACGCAGCAGCTACAATTCGACCACCTCGTCTAGTTCCTGCCCTTACTGGATCGTTTATTTCTATTACATTTCCAGGTCTTACAAGAAGTCCTGAGTCTATTGAACTAGAAAAAGAAATAGTTTCTGATTCGTTTTGTTCAGCAAAAAGAACGGCTCTTCCTAATCTTGCAGCTTGACCTCTACTCGTACAAGCAAATGCTTTTATTTGTTTTATGATTGCTCCAAATTTACTTATAGCTGTTGCATCTTCAACAACTTCAAAATCTACTTCTTTTGAATCCATGTTGAAGTAACTTACCGAAATAACGCTATGTCTAGTTTTTAAGCTGCTACCTTGATAAGAAAAACCTGATTCCCCTACATTAGCTAAATTAAATAAATAACTTGGAGTTGTAGGTTTGTCTTGGGCTAGACTAATTCCTCCAGCAGACCATATTGGCATACATCTCATAACACCAGACAATTCATTTATTGCTGCAAATGCTTCTTTTGGACTTTGAATATTTACGTTACAGCTAAATCTTGCCTCTGTACTACCTTGCCCATCATCTACTAATTCATTTGCATACTTACTGGCAGCTACAAAACTAAATAAATCTAAATTGCTATCAACTATATGATTCCCTAATCCATATCTAGTGTTTGTAAGCAAATCAAGTAAGCACATAGCTGGACAATTTGTATAAGTTGCTGCTCCCATTACTCCGTTAAAAACGTAGCCACTTGGATAAACAATTCTTCCAGTTTGAATATCAACTGTTGGAGTTCCCGTTCCAGATGCCCCTGCCCCTGGAATCCTTACTTTTACACCCCTAATTCTGTACTTTCTAGAAGGAATACGATTGAACTGTTTACTATCAAAACGAAGAGCCGTATAAGCACTGTTAGGGTAGGTTGAAGAATTATCAAGAACTTCTTGAAAACTTGTAAATTGAAAAGCGTTAACTCTAGTAGATACTGTACTATCTGCTGTTATTCTGACCACTCTTATGTCTACAGTGGTAAATCCACTTGTTAATTCTATTCTATGATCTCTAGCGTAAGCATCAGCAGTTCTACCAAGAACTTGAGATGTAATTTTATCTACAAAACCACCAGAATCATGTTGAATCTGTATTTTATACTCTACTTTATCTCCATCAATATCACCATTATCTTGAAAAATTTGTATTTGAGGCCAAGTTAAAGTAACAATTACAGCATTAACATCAGTATTGGTGATCTGCCTAGTAACTGGAGCCGAAGTTGTTACGGTTACTGAAACACCTGTAGGTGATCTAGTTTCAGAAGGAATACCACTTAAAGCTGTTTGGTTAGACGTTCCAAATCTAGACTTAAAGTTTACATTTGTAAAATTAAAATCAGTGTTAGCAGGATTAGTATTAGAAGCGGTTGAGTTTAATATTGGAGTGTCATTAAGAAAAACATCTTTCAAACTTGCATTATTATAAGCAGCCGTGCCTTTTGTAAGTTGTGCTTTTGATGCACTAGCAAAACCTTCTATTTCTCCTTCAGATATTAAATCTTGAACAGTAGCAAAACTTCTACTGTGTAACGTATCAGGAGCACGGTATGGAGGAGGAGGAGATTTATCGCCACCACCACCGCCAGCACCTTGAATAAGTTTGATTTCGTCTGTCATGCTTCTACCTGATTAGTGTCAACTGCTGCACTTATTACAACACTTCCTGTAAAAATTTCACCATAAACTATTGGAACGGGAGTTCCTGCTCTCGATGTGTTTTGAACTCCACTAAAACTAAACGATAGCTGCGGGTCTGCCTCTGTTGAGAACGATTGTTGTTGAGGTAAAGGAAATAACATATCACTTACACCAGATAAAACTAAAGCTATACCAATGTTTCCTGAGATGGCTGCTATACTACCGCCAGTAAACCCAAAGACACCCCCTGCACCTAAACTGAGTCCTGTTCCTCCAGAAAAAACACCAACACTTATTAAAGCAGCACCTAATAATATTTTTCCAAAACCTTTTCCTGCTCCGTCAATTACTGGTATGAAATGTATATCTTCTCTACCTACTGGATAATGTATCTCTTGTTCATCTATATCAAAATTTCCAACTTTAACTTGATAGTATTTAGGGCTCATAAAACTATCTATTCCAGGAAAATTGTTAACTAAAAAACTTATTGCTTTACCAACTGTATCTACTTTCACTTCAAACTCCTTATGACCAACAAATTTAGCTAATTCGCCATACAACTTTACTTTACGAAGCATAACGTAACCTCTTTCCTGTGCATTTTAGCAACCATTCAGAATATGGTTCTCTACAAGATAGTCTATCGGTTAAATGATGAATTACATCTCCGTCAAAAAATAATGCTACATGATTTAACCCAGGATTAAGAATACTCATGAACAATAAATCACCATTTTTCAAACTTTCTTCTGGTCTTAACTCTCTAAAACCTGTTCGCCATGCACACCTTTCAAACATAGGATCTTTTAAAAATTCTTCTGGTGTAGTTGGTCTTTGCCAATCTCTTAGTTCTATATTTTTTTCTTGTTTATACCAATCTCTAACTAAACTCCAGCAGTCTGTGATTCCCCATACCCATTGACGACCCAATAAAGGTGGCTCATAACCGCAGGGTTCTAGATATGCCCACTGTTCTGTTTTTGGATTAACAATGTACCAAGGAAGATTACTTTTTTCGCAGCTTATTTGATCCGCTTGACTAGGAGCAGGTGGTGTTATTGGATGACTATGAACTACTCCAACTATCTCTCCTGTATTATCTGCTTTTACATAATCCTCTGGGTCGATGATAAAACATTGATGGTCTGTCATTGAAAGATTACGGCAAGGATAGTATCTTTCTTTACCTTTTACATTTAGCAAAAGTCCACAGGATTCTTTTGGGTCTTCACGTTGAGCATGAAGTAATGCTTTATACTTCCAAGTCATCCTGCAAATGTACCTATAGCTGGAAAAATTGAACGAGTGCATTGACGGCCTGGAATACGAACTCCAGCAAGATCAGTGGGTGCAGCTAATTCAAACTCTACAACATTTCTATTTTCAGCAGACTTACGATCAATAGAATACTGTTCTTGAGGAAACTCCGCATTTGGATCGGGAGTTCCAAAAGGATTTGTATTACCTGGAAAATTTACAGCATCAATAAATTTAGCTAATGTTCGTATTCTAACCACACTGGCACCTGTAAGATCATTACCCACCGTGGTTTCATTTACATTCAAAAGTATTGCTGATATTAAACTTGTTGCATTACTGACTGTTAATTTAGGTCTAGGAAGTTGACCCTTTTGAAAAGCAAAACCTGTTGCTTCTACAGGAAATCTAAGATAACTATTCCCATTCCAAACAATTTCTCCGTTTGCATTTAAATTACTGCCAGCATGAAATCTGTAAATTGTATTCGCACCATGTAATGAATTATCTAGTTGTAGTGTAAATAATTCAATAATTGCAGACGGATTTATTTTTTGTAAGTCTGTAAATATCTTTTGATTAACTGTCATTATGTAGCTGGCTCGAATACTTGTCTAAAAGTAGCTTGAATTGTAGCTCTATTGTTATAAGGAATTGATTTGTTCCAATTTTCGCAAACAAATTTAAAGTTTGAAGCAGTTTCTCCAGGCAAATGGTTATTAGGAAAGTCGAAACTAGCACTATCATTTGCTCTTGCATCTAAAAATGCTTCTATTGTATCTGCATCTGTTTCTGACACTTCGTAAGTAAGACTAAACTCTTTTGGATTTTGATGTTGAGCTAATCCAAACAGTATTCTATGCTCATAGCCATCTGCAAAACGAACTGTACGAGTTTTTGGTGCGGATTTTTTACGGATTCCGTAGGTAGGTTGTATAGAAGGGAAGGTAGCCATTATGCTAATAATCCTCCTGGTCTTTTTTGTTGTACTAATTCAGATTGTATCGCAACCGATATAAGACGACCAAGTTCTCTTCCTCCTTGTTCATCTCCTTCAACTGACGAGCCAGAAGCATCTACGTTTACTACTATATTTGTTGAACCGCCAAGAGCATGATTTGGAGTTACAAAGCCAGAACTGGCTGGTGTAAATAATTCTGGTCCACGTTCTCCTACAAGTGAAGGTTTACCACCTGGAATACGACCACCATTTGCTGCAACCATAATTGGAGATGAAGGTAATGGATTAGTTTTATTGTTTCCACCAAATATTGAACCTAATCCACCAAATATCGAACCAAAAAGTCCTCCACCTCCTAATGTGCCTTGCATATTTCCGAAAAATGCCATGTTAAATGCAGCATCTATCAGTTTATTCAATACATTGCCGAGCATATCGTTCAATGTTGAGGTTCCACGAATCATGCCTTGTATTCCGTCTGCTAAGTCTGTAGCTATTGACTGAGCCATTCTGTCAAATGCTGCTGCTGTTTGCTCTGCTAATTTTCTTTCCTTTTCTAACATCTGTATTTTTTGTAATTTTCTTCTTATTTCATCTTCATCTTTTATTTCTCCTTCTTCCTTCATTTCAGCAATTTGTTTCTCTATTTCAAATTCTTCAGAGGTCATAGTAAGACTACGCTCCAGAGTTTCTATTTCTTTATCTAAATTCTTCACCCTGGATTTTTGTATTGCTTCAATCATCTTGTCAGCTTCGGCTTCGGTATTTTTTAAATTAATCTTTTTCTGTAACGCTACAATTTCATCTTCTAAAAGTGTTTTTGCGTCTTGTACATCTTTAACACTTGGCAGACCAAACAAACCTGATCCCTTGTCTTTACCTAAAATATCTATTGCAAGATTACCTCTGTCCTTATCACTTAAAGCATCTTTACCAAAAATAGTAGTTAGATTTTTTCTTTGCCCTATTAATTCATTTAATCTCCTGCCTTCTACTGTATCTAAAGTGCTGCCAGAGGCTTCCGCTTGACCTATTAAAGCGGACCTCTCAACAGTAGTAGCAAGAAGTTTTAAAATACCAGAATTTTGTATGAAGTTAGCCATTGAGTTCTTCATCAATGTCATCACTTTTGTAAAATTGTTTCCTAGCTCCGTCACTTCCTGTCCGAATTTAGTCATATTATCTACACCACCTTGTCCGATTAGATTTATCATTTTTTGTCTTGCTAACTCGAAAGCTGCTTCCTCATCTCCTAATTTTGTAAGTAATGCAATTTGTTTTTCAAATTCTGTTCCAGTTACTCCTAATGCTGCGGTAAGTGCCTCTACATTTTTAGTTGCTGGATCGAGTGCCTGACCTAATTTTGCTGCTTCTATACCAAGTTGTTGTACTGGTGTTGCAATGGAAGTTGCAAGTAAACCTCCTGCAAAACCTCCCATCTGACCAAAAGCTAAACCGCCTAGTCCACCACCTAATGCACCAGCAGCACCGATTAGCGGTCCTTGTCCAAATAGTAAAGGAAATGCACCAGAAATAATTGCACTACTACCAGCACCAGCAAGACGACCTCCAAGACCTTGCCCTGTTCTTGCTCCACCAGTTGATCCTCCCAAACGAGGACCAGGAAGTAACGTACCCTGATTTGTAAAGTTCAAAGGGGAACTTGGACCCATCGGTTTTGTATTACCGACTCCAGCCCTAACTGACCTGGTTTGCTTTTCTACAGCAGCAGCAGTTTGCTTTTCTACTTTTAATTGCTGTCTGTCTACTTGTAATTGTCTTTGTTTAATTCTTAAATTTCTATTCTCTATCTGTAATCGTTTTGTTGCTAAATTAATCTTATTCTTCTCATTCTGTAATACTGTTTTACTTGCTCTTCCACCTTGAGCTAATTTATTTAATTTTGATATACGTTTTTCAAGATTATTTAGCTGCTTATTAACAGTCCTGGTATTCAGTTTTATATTAACTTCGTAATTAGATGCCACTAATCTCGATAAAACATTACATTTAGTTTAGCGTACCTTACGGTATTGAGCTTTCTTTTTCATATCTTCATACGCTTTTTCTTCCCTTTCTCCTTTTAACGTAAAATATGCGTTCCAGGCATACAGTTCCTCTATGGTCATACTCTTCTGTAAATGACCTAAAGTAATTCCTAAAGTTTCTGCAACAAAAAATTGTAAGTATAAATAGTTGTCCTTATCAAGTTGTGCTTTTTACGGCATCAGGGCTTGCCTCCTCGCCCACCTCTTGCATTTTCGTCATAAGTTCCAATAGTACAGCTAAAGGAATTTCTCTTCTTAGACTTGCCTTATCTGCTTCAAGAAATAATTTTTTTCCGTCTTGATCTTCAGCTTTATTTATTATTACTTGGAGTGCAAAATCTAAATTACCCTCTTCCTGCCCTTTGTTAGCTCTCATTAGAGTAGCATTTATGGAGTCTCTATCTGCAATAGTTAAAGGTGTCCAATACACTTTTAAAATTAGCTCTCCATTTTTATAAATGGGATAACTACTCTTTTCGTTTATGCTAAATGCTTTTCTTAGCTTGTCGATTGCTCTATCTGTGGGCATACAAAATAAATTAGTATATTCATTTACTATACTACTACTTTATTACCTAAAGCCAACCTTTTTAAATGCCATTGCTATGTCTTTGTTAATAAATCCTCCTTTTGTGTAAACAACATACCAATTTGGTCCTCTGGCTGTAGGACTTGTAGACGCACTAAAATGTTCAGCATAAGTTACTTGTTCATTTCTAAAATTAGGTAAAGTTTGTCCTGGTGCGTTAATAGCAAAACCAGCATACTTAGCTCTGTTACCAACAAATAAGTCTTGATTTAATGTTACATTTGGAACTCTTGGAGTTTTTATTTGCCTAGCTGTTCCTTTAGGCATCATGTAATATGGAAAGTCTGGTTTTCTTTTTTTGGTTGGTTTTACAGGACTTTTTGATACTATCCAGTTTTCGCCAAATGTTCCTGTCCACCACGGACCTTGTTCGATCAAAGAACGAGTTACTGTCCTTGCAACCTCTTTTCTTCCCCTAGTTATTGCCTTTCCTAAATCTTTAGTAAAGTGTTTTTTAAAATCTTTAGCCATTTGCAGTAAAATCGCAACTTACAACAGATAAATAATGACTATCTTCCTCAACATTTACAGAAGTTGGTCCTTCTATTTGTAGTACTCTTGGACTTACAGAAAATGTGTCTGTATAAGTAGAATCATTTACAGAAGTAAGACCTGTAATAACTGATTCCGCTATAGCAGAAGCAACTGCACTTCCTTTATTTGGCGGTGTCATAATTCCACATCTTATAGATCCAGAATAATAAGTTGATGCTGCTCCCTGAGTTTGAGTAGTCGATTGACCAAAATCTAAACTTACCATTACATACTTTTTATTTTTTCCTGGAGTATTTAATGGCATATTGTCAAAAATTACCAAAACAGTAGGATCTGCGTCTGTTACCGCATCTAATATTGCAGTTTCAAATGCTGCTCTTGCGTTTACTAAACTCATTAGAAAATAACGTCAATTCTGAATAAATATTCTTGACCGCCTTTTTGGGTAAGAATATTGGTTATCTTACAACTTCTACTAGATCCAGAAAATGTAAGAGTAATTTCATCTTGTAGTAAAGGCTGATTATCTCCTATTAAATCAGGTGTTATGTATAACCTTGCCACGTTTTCTTGAAAACCCGTTTCTTCAGTTGATCTAACAAACTCAATAGGAACTTTTATCGTATAGTTAGTATCTACTGTTATGTATTCTCCAGTTTTATTGTTGTAACTTGATACTCCTTTTCTTGTATAAACAATAGTTGTATCTAAAGAATCGCCAAGTTGTGCAACAACCTGTTTTGCAATGTTCTTTAATGCTGTATCTAGTTGTCCTGCCATTAGCCTCTAACCGCCCGTAGTTGGAAAGTTCCTGCTCCACCCAGCATATACGCTCCAAGATAACTTTGTAACCACGGGTAAACATCTAAAATATTATTTATTGATCCTGTTCCCTGGCTGTCAGTATTGTATTTAACTTCAATATCTCCTATTTTTACCTCAGAAAAATTACCATCTTTTCCAGTAGTACCAGTTATAGCACCAGTATCGTTTGCTAATGCCCTGGCTAATTCATATTGTGCGTACTTAATATTATTTGGAATAGTCGAACAACTTAATTCAACTCTATCTACCTGATAGTTTGTCCTAGGAAATTTCAATGCCTGATCTTCGTCACATCTATCTCCCTGATATACAAAAGTATCAATCCATCTCGTAGCAGCTATCAATGATCTAT